GTCGCCCGGTTTTTTGCGCGGCCCAAAAAATCAAGATCATTTCACGCGAACTCAGTTCGACTTTTTAGTGGCCGTCACTCTGCGTGATGTGACACTGCGTCACCACCGGGGGTGATCATGGGGCTCGTCGCCAACGCCATCAAGATCGAAATCGACAGCCTTCACGCCGACGAAATAGCGCCCGGCATGATCGCGCTCGCGGCCAGTCTCGCCCGTGCTGTCGACGCCTCGGCGAAGAATCCTGCGGCCAAGGCCACCGCTGCCCGGGAACTGCGTGCCGTCATGCGCGAGTTGCGGGCCCTGGCCCCTGTCGCCGGGAAGGGGGACATGGTTGATGACTTTGCTGAGCAGCGAGCCAAGCGCCGGGCAGCTGCCCGTGAGCGGGCCGCAGAAGGCTGAGGACGGCCGTGTGTACGGCTGGCAGACGCCGCCGATCGAGATCGCGCCCCCATCGGTGTCCACCGCGGGACAGGAGGCGATCGACCTCGCGGCGAAGGCAGGCCTGCACCTAGACCCGTGGCAGCAGCACGTCCTGCGCGTCGGCATGGGCGAGAGGCCTGACGGGTCCTGGGCGTCGTTCGAAGTCGCGGTCAACCTGCCACGGCAGAACGGCAAGGGCGCGATCATCGAAGCGCGGGAGCTGTGGGGCCTGTTCCTCGGTGGCGAGGATCTGATCCTTCACAGTGCCCATGAGTTCAAGACTGCGAAGAAGGCTTTCAAGCGGATCGAGAAACTGATCCGTGGATGCCCTGACCTGCATAAACGGGTCAAGCAGTACCGGTATACGGTCGGTGAGGAACTGATCGAGCTGCACACCGGGCAGATCCTGCAGTTCATCGCCCGCTCCAAGGGCTCCGGCCGAGGCTTCACCGGTAACGCGAACATGCTCGACGAGGACATGGTGCTCGGCGACGACGAGATGGACGCGCTCCTGCCCACCATGGCGGCCGTTGAGGATCCGCAGATCTGGTACCTGGGCAGCGCGGGTATCGGTGCCCCGTCCGTCCAGCTCGCCCGGCTGCGGCACCGGGCCCTGGCCGCCATCGAGGCCGGCGTGCCGGACCCCTCGCTGGCCTACTTCGAGTGGTCGGTCGACCCCCACGTCGACGAGTGCCCGCCCGACTGCACGGCCCACGACGACACCGCGTCCGACGAAGCGGTGCTGAAGTCCAACCCCGCCATCGGCTATCGGCTCACGCTGGCGAAGGTCGCCAACGAGCGCGTCACGCTGAGTGCGACCGGCTACGCCCGCGAGCGGCTCGGCGTGGGCGACTACCCGGCCCTCACGGCCGACACCTGGCAGGTCCTCGGTGAGGCTGTGTGGCGGGCACTGGCAGCTGCGGACTCCGCCCCGGAAGGCTCGCTGGCCATGGCCATCGACATGACGCCGGAGCGCAGCCACGCGGCGATCGGCGTGGCCGGTCCCTGGCGGGGCGGTACGCACGTTGAGGTGATCGACCACCGGCCCGGCACGGGCTGGCTGCTGGACCGGGCGGCAGAGCTGCACGAGCGGCATCGCCCGCGCTGCTGGGTCGTCGACGCGGGCGGTCCGGCCGGCTCGCTCATCGAGCAGCTGGCGGCGCGGCTCGGCGTGAAGATCGTCTCGCCCAAGGTGCGCGAGGTCGCCGCTGCATGCGGCCAGTTCTACGACGCCGCGACCGAGCAGACCATGTCCCACCTCGACCAGGCGCCGCTCGCCGCGGCCCTGGCGGGCGCGCAGAAGCGCCCGCTCGGCGATGCGTGGGCCTGGGCCCGGCGCGGCGTGAACGTCGATATCAGCCCGCTTGTCGCGGTGACGCTGGCGAAGTGGGGCCTGGGCGTCGAGATCGAGGAGGACAGCGATCCGATGGACAACATCTGGTGAAGGGATCCTTATGCGCAGCGACCGTGTCCGGCGCTGGCAGCTGGCCGCAGCTGGTGCCGCGGGCGTCGTCACGGCAGGCCTGCTGCGGGCGCTGCCCGGCCTGGCGGGTCTGGGCCTGGTGGCGTACGGCGCGTGGCTGGCCTGGCGGCCTGCCGGGTTCCTGGCCGCCGGGGCGCTGATCCTCGCCGACGTCGTCACCGCCCGGCACCCGGGCCGCGCCCCGAAGAAGGGAGGCGAGCAGTGAGCTATCTCCTGGGCACGGCGCCCGAGCGGCGGGCGTTCACCTTCCCCAACCCGCCGATCCCCGCCAACTCCGACGGCAGCAGTTACGCACGGGTCAACCTGTCCCGTACCGAGGCCAGCCTGCAGAAGGTCGCGGTGTGGGCGTGTGTGAATCTCACCGCGACGATCGCCGAGTGCATGCCGCTCCAGGTGATCGACAACCAGGGCGGGAAGTACCCGCAGCCGCCGTGGCTTGCCGACCTCGGCGGCGACGGACACGGCCTGCCCGACTGGACGAACCAGTACATCTACTCGGCGATGCTGCGCGGCAACAGCTACGGGCTGGCCGCCGACTTCGACCGGATGCGCGGGACGCCCACACAGATCGTGCTGCAGCACCCCGACGAGGTCCGCCTCAGTCAGATCGACGGCCACGCACAGTGGAGTGTCAACGGGCAGACGCTGACCGACCAGTCGCAGATGTGGCATCGGCGGGTGCATCCCGTGCCCGGCCGGATGCTGGGCATGTCCCCGATCGCCCTGCATGCCCTGACGATCGGGACCGGCATCGCCGCGATGCAGTTCGGTGCGCAGTGGTTCGAGGAGGGCGCCCACCCCACGGGCATCCTGTCGACGTCCCAGAGCCTCAACCAGGCCCAGGCCAACACGGCGAAGCAACGCTTCATGGCCGCCATCCGCGGCCGGCGTGAGCCCGTCGTCCTGGGCGGCGACTGGAAGTTCGCCGCCGTCCAGGTCAAGGCCAACGAGTCCCAGTTCCTCGAGACGCACGGGTACACCGCGGCCGAGTGCTGCCGCATCTTCGGGCCCGGCTACGCCGAGATCTTCGGGTACGAGACGGGCGGCTCGCTCACGTACAGCAACATCGAGCAGCGCTCGCTCGACTTTCTGACGTACGCGGCGGACCCGTGGCTGGTGCGTACGGAGCGGGCCCTGTCGAGCCTGCTGCCGCCGGAGCGGCAGGCCCGCTTCAACCGGGCCGCGCTGGTCCGCACCGACCTGCTGACCCGCTACCGCGCGCACGCCATCGCGCTGCGCAACCAGTTCCGCGTCATCAACGAGGTACGCGAAGCCGAGGACTGGCAGCCCGTCGAGTGGGGTGACAAGCCCGTGGAGACGGGGAAGCCCGGACCAGAGGAGAAGGTCGAATGAGCGACAAGAGCCAGCGGGCCAAGGTCACCGGCATTGTGCGCCGGGCCTTCCCCGTCCAGCTGGAAGTACGGGCCAAGGCCGGCGCCGCCGGCGTCTCGAGCATCGAGGGCTATGCCTCGGTGACCGAGGAGCCTTTCGAAATGTGGGACTGGCTCGGCCCGTACGCCGAGGTCGTCCGCGCGGGGGCGTTCACCAAGACCCTCGGGGAAAACCCCCAGGTGCAGCTGCTCCTCAATCACGGCGGCCTGGCCATGGCGTACACCAAGGCCGGCAGCCTGCGGCTGTCCGAGGACGACACCGGCCTGCACATGGAGGCCGACGTCAACATCGGCCGCGGCGACGTGCGCGACATGGTCACCGCCATCGAGGACGGCGCCGTCGACGAGATGAGCTTCGCGTTCCGGGTGACGCGGCAGATGTGGTCCCCGGACTACGACCAGCGCGACATCCTCGAGGTCGACCTCCACCGCGGCGACGTCAGCGTCGTCAACTTCGGGGCCAACCCCGCCACCTCGGTCGCGCCGGCGATGCGCTCGGCCGACTTCGACCGCCTCGACGAGCAGGAGGCCCGCGCGCTGTACGAGCGCCTGGCCCGCCGCTTCGAGGCCCCGCAGCCCGCACCCGCGGGCATGCCCCTCTACCAGGCTCAGGCCGTTCTTCTCGGCCTGTAGCCGCACCGCTGCCTGCACCACCTGACGCGCCGGAGCCCACGCCGGAGCGCGCTTTCGCGTGCCACCACCTGGGCCACCACCCGAGACGGACCGCAGGCGCGACCACCCCATCCGATCCAAATGGAAGGAGCGAGCCGACATGCTCGCATTCCTGCGGAAGCAGATGCAGGCCGCGCTCGAAGAGCGGACCGCACTGAAGACCGCGCTCGACGCCGTCATCGAGACGCCGACGAAGGAGAACCGCAACCTCAACGAGGAGGAGACCACCTCCTTCAACGAGGCGCGCTCCGCCCTCAAGGCCAAGGACGAGGAGATCGAGTCCCTGTCCGGCCGCATCAAGGAGGTCGAGGAGACCGAGGCACGCGACGCCCGCGCGGCGGAACTGCGCACCCAGTTCGGGCAGGAGGGCCCGCAGCCCACCGGCGCCCGCGTCACCAGTGAGCCGCTCACCTACCAGCGCGGCAACGGCCACTCCTACTTCATGGACCTGGCCAACAGTCAGCTGCGCAACGACGGGGCCGCCATGGCCCGTCTGCAGCGCCACGCGACCGAGCTGCGTGTGGAGCTGCCCGCCCGCGAGCGCAGGCGCGAGGAGGCCGCACAGCGCGAGCTGCGCACCGTCTCCGGCCTGTCCGAGCGGCAGCGCGAGTCCGTGTTCGAGAAGCGGGTCAACCCGAACAGGACGGACGGGCAGGGCGGATACTTCGTGCCGCCGCTCTGGCTGATCGACGAGTACATCGACCTGCCGCGCTACGGCCGCCCCTTCGCCAACGCCGTGCGCAACATGCCGCTGCCCACGGGCACCGACTCGGTGAACCTGCCGAAGATCGCCACCGGTACGGCGACTGGCATGCAGACCGCGGACGCCGCGGCGGTCACCTCCACGGACATGACCGACACGTTCGTCACCGCCCCGGTGCGAACGATCGCCGGTCAGCAGGACGTGGCGATGCAGCTGCTCGACCAGTCGCCGATCGCGTTCGACGAGATCGTGTTCGCCGACCTGGTCGCCGACTACAACCAGCGCGTCGACAGCCAGCTCATCTCGGGTTCGGGTGCGTCCGGCCAGGTGACCGGCGTCCTGAACACCTCCGGCATCAACGCGATCACGTACACCGACGCCACTCCGACGCTGCCCGAGATGCACGTGCCGTGGATCCAGTCGGTCAGCCAGGTGTTCACCAACCGCAAGATGCCGGCGCTCGCCACCTTCGTGACGCCGTCGGTCTGGTACTGGGCGGCCGCCCAGCTCGACACGGCCAACCGGCCGCTGATCCTGCCCGAGCAGAACGGGCCCTTCAACCCGCTCGCGCTGCAGACCGGCGAGATCGCCGAAGGGCCGGTGGGCCGCCTGACCGTGGGCACCCCGGTCCTGCTCGACGGCAACATCCCCTCCAACCTCGGGGCCGGCACCAACGAGACGCGCATCATCACCGCGCGCACCTCGGACCTGTACCTGTGGGAGGGCGCCATGCGTACCCGCGTTCTGCAGGAGGTTCTCTCCGGCACGCTGCAGGTCCGCTTCCAGCTCTACAACTACCTGGCGTTCATGCCGGACCGGCTGCCCAAGTCGATCAGCGTTGTGTCCGGCACCGGCATGATCCCGACCGCCGGATTCTGAACCACCCACCTCACGGCGCCGGTACTCCCGCAGGGGCGTACCGGCGCCGTCCTGCGCCCGAGAGGGAGTACCGACGTGGCACATGACCTGCTGGCCGAACTGGCCGGCTACCAGGCGGAGTACGCGCGCGAGGACCGCAACCAGCGCACCGAACGCGCGGCCGCCGTACGCGAGGAGATCGACCGCGTACGCGGTGAGATCGAGGCCAAGGCCGAGGACCTCGAGGCCAAGTCCGCCGAGTACGTGGACGAGGGCCAGGACGTGCGCGCCGCCCAGGCCGCCGTGCAGGCGCGCGAGCTGCGCCAGGCCCTCGAGCGCGAATCGCTTGTGGAGGCGGACCCGGGCGGGCCGTGTGAGCAGGAGCCCGCGACGTTCGTCCCGCACGAGCACAACGTCAAGCAGGTGCTGGCCTACCTCGAGGGATGCGGCGACGAGGACGAGGTGCGGCGGGTCCTGGACGCAGAGGCCGCGGCGCCGACACCGCGCGCCGGCATCCTCAACGCGCGCGACGAGCAGCTGGCCCGCTTCGCCCCGCCGCAGCAGTAGAGGGGGAGAGCCGTGCCGTTCGACCTCGGCGACACCGCGCGTCTGACTGCGACCTGTACCGAACCGGGGGGCACGGCTACCGACGCCGTCGGCGTCACCCTGACCATCACGCTGCCGGACGGCACGACCGTCACCCCGGCCGTGACCAACCCTCCGGCATTCACCGGGCAGTACACGAGCGACTACACCACCACTCAGGCCGGACGCCACACGGTCCGCTGGGTGTTCACCTCACCCGCCTGCGCCTACACCGATGTCCTCGACGTCCGCGACGCGATGCCACCGCTGCTGTTCTCTCTCGCCGACGCCAAGACACAGCTGAGGATCACCACTCCTGGCACCGACGAGGAACTGCGCACCTATGTGGAAGCCACGACCACCGCTGTGGAGTTCTTCACCGGCCCGGTCGTTGCGCGCGCCGTTACCGAGGTCACCAACGGCGGCACGGGGCGGATGCTGCTGCACACCACGCCGGTGCTGTCCGTCACCTCGATCACCGGCGTGGAGCCGTGGCAACAGGCCATCCCGTCCTCTGCCCTCGACATTGACCCGGACTCCGGCGTGCTGCGCCGCAACGACGGACTGGCGTTCTGGCCGGGCCCGTACCGCGTCGTCTACCAGGCGGGCCGCCAGGCGGTGACGGCGAACATCGCGCTGGCCGGAAAGCTGATCCTCCAGCACCTGTGGCGTACCAAGCACCCCAGCCGCAGCGGCGCCCTCCCGGGCGGCGGCGACGACTACAGCGTCTCCGAGCAGATTCCGGGGCTGGGCTATGCGATCCCGAACCGGGCCCTGCAATTGCTGCAGGCCAACCGCGACCCTGGAGGTATCGCCTGATGAACTCCCGCATTCCCGCTGTGATCGAGGCCCTGGTCGCGCTCGGCCAGACCGACAGCGGCCTGGCCGGCGTCGAGGTCTGCGACGGCCCCCAGGTCTCGGACACCGAAGCCCCGGACTGGCTGGTAGTCGGGTTCGACGGCGACCCGTCCGGCGACTTCGAAGCAGCCCAGTCCCTCGCCGACTTCGCCGGCCTCGGCGTCGGCCGCGAAGAAGCGTTCGAGATCACGGTCGCCGCGATCGCCAACCGGGGTGACACCGACATCGTGGCCGCCCGCAACCGCGTGTACGAGATCAGTGCCCGGGTCGTGGCATGGCTGAACGAGCAGCCCAGCCTCGGCCTGCCGTCTCTCGAGGCGGCGATCACCGGGACGCGGCTGGTGCAGGACCAGACCGAGGACGGGGCCCAGGCGCGGCTGCTGCTGACTGTGGCTGGCCGTGGATTCATCTAACGAGAGGGCGGCGAGCTATGGCTGCGCTGACGACAACTGTGCTGGGACTGACCGGCGGGACCGTGACGTTCGCGGCGGCCGCGGGCGGCGGGGACACCTGCGAGACGGGGGCGGGCGTGGTGCTCCTGGTGAAGAACGGCGACGCCTCCAGCCACACGGTGACGCTGGCGACGCCCAGCGTCGTCGACGGTGACCTGGCCGTCGCGGACCGGGCGGTCGCCGTACCGGCGGGCGCTGAGAAGGCGATCCCTGTCACGTCTCGGTACCGCGACCCGAGCACCGGCCGAGCTGCGATCACCTACGACGCGGTCACGTCGGTGACGGTGTGCGTCATCCGGGTGCCGCAGTGAGCCGGGTGACGATGTGCCACCCCGAGCTGAGCGAGCGGATCGAGGTGGACGAGGTGTCGGTGCCGCATTACCAGGCGTCGGGCTGGCAGCGGGCGGACGAGGCAAAGAGCACAACGCAGGCCGCGGCCAGGCGCCGCCGGCCGACCAAGAGTGGAGATGAGAACTGATGTCGACTCCGATCAACACGTCGGTCCGCTACTACCGGCGCGGCACCACGAAGGTTCTGTGGCTGCCGTCGATCGCGAACAAGTCCGCGGTGACCCGGCCCGAGATCAACGCGGGCACGGCGCTGGAGGGCGAGACGGGCGCCATGGCGGGCTGGCAGACCACGTCCAGCACCGTGCCCACCCCGACGCTCGGCTCCCGGTTCACGCCGGTCGTCGGCGGCGAGATCACCGCAGCCGAGTCCTCGCTGACGTTCTGGGCATCGGCGGACGGAGACGACGTGCGGTCGCTCCTGATCCGTGAGGCCACCGGTTTCATCGTGTGGATGGACGAGGGCGACGTCCCGGCACAGACCATGGACGTCTACCCCGTCACGGTCACCTCGCAGGCCAAGGTCCGCGAACTCGACAGCGCGGCCCAGATCATGGCCCAGTTCGCCATCACCTCCGAGCCCGCCGAGAACGTCACCATCCCGGCGGCCTGACCCATGCCGGTCTCGGTACAGATCCTCGGCACCGGCCAGCTGATCGAGCTGTCCCGCCGCATGCGTGCGGCGGGCGGCCCGCGGCTGCGGCAGAACACCAGCCGCCGGATACGGCGGGCGGCCGAGCCGCTGCAGAAGGACCTGCAGCGCGCGATCCGCAGCGTTCAGGTACCCGGCGCGGGACGCAAAGGCCGGGGCGGACCTTCGCCGACCACCAGGCCGCTGCGCGCGACCCTGGCCGGGGCGGTGCGGGTCAGTGTGCGTCAGGGCGCCAGTCCCGGCGCGAGGGTGTGGCTGGACCACTCGCGCCTGCCGGCAGACATCACTGCCGGCGTGGCCGCCCGCATCGACGAGGGCCGTCTGCGCCATCCCACGTTCGGCAACCGAAAGCGCTGGGCGACCCAGTGGGCGCGGCCGACCGGCTGGTGGACCAAGACCGTTGCGGCCGGCACCCCGCGCATGCGGGCCGAAGTCGGGCGGGTTCTCGCCGACGTCCGCCGCGACCTTCAGTGAGAAGAGACAACGAATGATCATCACGTACAAGCAGGACGACGGCACCGAGCAGAGGCACTCGACCGACGACCTGTCGGCGATCGAGGCGGCCGCCGTCGAGGACGCCATGGACGGCGTGCCGTGGCGGGCGATCGAGGACCGCCTGCGTGCGCAGGACCCGACCGCCATGCGGGCCCTGCTGTGGGCGTTCCGCCGTCGCGAGCAGAAGGACCTGGCCTTCACCGACTTCGACGTTCCCGGGTGGCGGCGACGGCTGAGGGTGGGGATCGAGCGCTTCGAGATCGACGAGGTCCTGGCCAACCTCATGTCCGAGGCCCTCGCCAAGAACGAGGACAGCGCGATCGATGCGCTGCTACCGCACCTGCGCAAACTCGCACACGACCGGGCCGACGTCGACCGGGCTCTCGACGATCTGGGAAAAGGCCACCTGGCTCCCGACCGCCAGGACTCCGCGGCCTGATCTGCGAGTACGAGCCGCTGCTCATGCACTACCTGCACATGCAGCCCTCCGAGATCGACCGGCTGTCCGTCGACCGCTTCCTGCGCCTCGTCGCGTGGATCGACCGGCACGCCGCCACCCGTTGACCAGGAGGGAGCAAGCCGGTGGAGCGTCTTACCTTCACTTTGGCCGGACGCGACGAGCTGACCCGCGTCATGAACGGCACCGCAGACAGTGCGGACCGGCTGCGGCTGCGGATGGCCGGCATCACGGCTGACGCTGACGGCCGACTGCGTGACCTGCAGGGCCGGATGCTGTCGACGGCCGACGCCGAGCGGCGCCTCACCGACCGCACGGACGCCACTCGTGCGGCCTTCCGTGATCTTTCGGACTCGGCAGGGAAGCTCGGCGAGGCCGTCAAGGCCAGCCTGATCAGTCTTGCCCCAGCGGCCATCCCGGCGGTGGCCGGCCTCGCCGGCGCGGCTGGCACGCTCGCCGTCCAGTTCGGCGCGGTCGCGCTGTCCGCTGCCGCCTACGGTCTCGCCCTGGGTCCGCAGATCGCTGCCATCGGCGAGGCCACCGCCGCGCAGGACAAGTACGAGGAAGCCGTGCGCACCTCGGGCGCCGCGTCCGAGGAAGCGGCCAAGGCCCAGGTCGCCTACCAGAAGGCGCTCGCCGCCCTGCCGCCCGAGACGCGCGAGGCCGCCGTCGCTGTGGGTCTGCTGAAGGACAATTTCAAGGAGTGGTCCGACGAGCTGTCCGGCGACGTCATGGGCCCCTTCACCAAGGGCGTCGCCGTCGCCAACGCCCTGCTGCCCCACACCACAGGGCTCGTAAAGGGTGCGAGTACGCAGTTCGACCGGCTGATCACCATGGTCGGCGGGGCCATCTCCACTCCCGGCTTCGACGCCCTGAACACTCGGGTGACGACCTTCGCGGACCGCACCCTCGACCACGCTGTCGACGAGCTGACCATCTTCCTGGCCAAGCTCAACAGCGACGAGTTCGACGGCGGAGCGCTGCGGGAGTTCTGGGACTTTGCCCAGGCGAGCGGGCCCATCGTCTTCGACACGCTGGAGAACGTCGCCGACTCCCTGCTGCACGTTCTGGAGGCAGGCTCTGGTGTCGGTGTCGGCATGCTCGAGGTCATCAACGCCCTGTCGGGGGTTGTGTCGGCGGTGCCACCTGAGGCGATCGCCACTCTGTTGCAACTGGCCATCGCCATCAAGGTCGTGCGTCTGGCCGCCGTGGGCACCGACGCGGCCCGGGCCGCCCTCCTCGCGCTCGGCATCCAGGTAGGGGCCATGCGCGCGGCGGCCGCCGGTGCGCCCGGCGCGATCGGCGGCGTCACCGCCGCGATCGGCGGTCTCTCCCGCGGCGCCAAGCTGGCCATGGCGGGGACGGGTATCGGGCTGTTGCTGATCGGCCTGGACATGCTGTCCTCCGGCAGCCAGAAGCCGACGCCGGACGTCGACAAGCTGTCGACGTCGCTCATGGAGTTGGGCCGGTCGGGCAAGGTCGGCGGCGAGGCACTGCGCGCGTATGGCGGAGACCTGTCCGGGCTCGCGGACAGCCTGCAGAAGGTGACCGACCCGCAGGGCCTGGACCAGGTCCAGCAGTGGGTCGTGACCCTGGGAGGCCTAGGCAACTGGGACAGCACTCCGGTCAAGAACGCCAAGGAAGACATCGGCGCTCTGGACGAGGCCCTGGCTGGTCTCGTCTCCGGCGGGAAGGCAGATCTCGCTGCGGCCGCCCTCGCCCAAGTCGAGGCCTCGCTGAAGGAACAGGGCTTCACCGCCAAGGAGGTAGAGGCCCAGCTCGACGACTACAAGGCGGCGCTCGCCGGTCAGGCCCTCGAGCAGCAGCTGGCGGCCGAAAGCATGGGCCTGTTCGGGGTGCAGGCGCAGGAGGTGCAGGTCCAGCTCGATGCCCAGAAGGCCAGCGCTGATGGGCTGCGGCAGAGCATCCAGGCGCTGAACGACGTCAACCAGCAGGGACTCAGCGGGATGATCGGCTTCGAAGCCGCGATCGATGCGGCGACGAAAGCCGCGCAGGAGAATGCCGGCGTCCTCGATATGCAGGGCGGCCAGCTCGTCCTCAACACCGAGAAGCAGCGCACGGCGGCCCAGGCACTCAACGACCTCGCGGCGAAAACCGATTCCGCGGCTGCGGCCACCCGGGAGTCGGGCGGTACCTGGGCTGAGGTCAGCGGGATCTACGAGCGCGGCCGGCAGCAACTCATCAAGAACGCGATGCAGATGGGCCTCACCCGACAGGAGGCCGCAGCGCTGGCCGCCCAGATCCTCAAGACCCCGGACAAGACCGCGAGTCTGAAGGGCGACCTCGAGGACCTGAAGGCGAAGCTGGCCGACGCGAAACGGCGGCTGGCAGCGGCGCCGTCGTCGAAAACCGCGCGGATCAAGGGCGAGATCTCGGACCTGACGAAGAAGGTCGCAGCGGCTCAGGCCGCGGTCGACCGCATGCACGGCCGGACCCTGTCCATCCACGTTGCGGCGAACATGGACAAACGGCTGGCGCAGGCCGGCCTGCTGGCGCGGGGCGGCCCGGTCGTCCGGCGCGCCCAGGGCGGTCCCATCCCGGGTTACCCGGGCGGCGGGCTGCTGAGCGGGCCGGGCACGTCGACGTCGGACTCGATCCTGCTGTGGGGCTCTGACGGCGAGTACATGATCAAGGCGGCGTCCGTCGCGAAGTACGGGCGGAACTTCATGGACGCCGTGAACGAAGGCAGATTGCCCGTCGGACGGGACACAGCCCAGCCCGGCCTGCCCGCCGCGGCGGCAACTGCCGCCACCAGCCGGGGCGGGAGCGGAGATGTCGAGGTGCGGGTGTTCATCGGGGATCAGGAGATCCGGGACATCGTCCGCGTCGAGACGACGCCGATGATCCGCGAGTCCGAGCAGCGTCAGGCGTACCGGGCGAAAGTGGGGAGGCGCTGAGTGACTGTCTCGTACATCGGCATCGGTGCGCTGTCCACGCACGCGGACACGATCACGCCCGCCTACCCGGCGGGCGCGACCGTCGACCGCCTCGCCGTCCTCCAGGTCGTGTCCGCGCACACCGACGAATCGGTACCCAGCACGCCGTCGGGGTGGAACTACGCAGGTTCCCTCTCCGGCGGCGGGGGCGTGTTCGGGGCTGCGGCTGGCCCGCGTCGCGTCACGTTCTTCACCCGCGTACTGCTCGGCGCGGACGCCACCCCGACCACGCACATCCCGTCCGGGTCGACGGGATCACTGATCGCCGGGCGCATCAGCATCCTGGCCCGCAGTGCGGGCACGGGCTGGCGGTGGGCGTTCGGGTTCGCCGAGGACACCTCCAGCGGCACCGGCTTCTCCGCCGTGTCCGGCACGGCCCTCACGTGGGCCGTCGGCGACTTCGCTGTCATCGGCTACGGCATCCCCCTGTCGACGGCCACGGTCAGCGCGGAGGCCATCACCGCGACGGGCGTCACATTCGGTGCAGTCACAGAGCGGGCCGACGACGCGGTCACAGACGGACACGATGCCCGCCTCGTCTGCGCCACCTGTTCCGTGTCCTCCGGCACTGGCACGCAGGCGCCGACCATGGCGGCCACGCTGTCCGCCGCTTCCACCGGCGTGGCCGGCGTGCTGCGGATCCGGGAGGCCGCCGCCGACATGGAGGCCTTCGCGCAGTCGGTGTTCCCTCCCCGCAACCTGCTCACCACGACCGGCCTCCTCGCCGACAACATCGCGGCCGTCACCCTGTACCGGCAGGTCGGCACCACGCTCACCCCAGTGCGGGCGGCCACCGACGTCAGCGTGGCCGGCCTGGACGCGCTGCTGCGCATCGACGCCGAGCAGCCGCTCGGCGTCGAGCTCGATTACCTGGCAGTGCTCACCGACGTCAACGGCCTGCACTGGAACATCTACTCCAGCCCGATCACCTCGACGGTCGCCTCCGACGTCATCTCCGACGCGGTCCGCGGCATCGGTGCCGCCGTCGTCATCCAGTCCTGGCCCAGCAAGAAACGCTCACGCGAGAGCACGGTGTTCAACGTGGGCGGCAGGATCGTCGCCGTCAGCAAGCCGCGCTCAGGGGCTCAGGCCACGGTGACCGTGCGGACCCTGACCGAGGCGGACGGCGACGCGCTACAGGCTGTGCTGGCCGCGGCCACCGAGGGCGTCCTCCTCATCCGCAAGCAGGTCACGATGGCGGGTGTCGACAACCATCTGGCGGTCGTCTCCGACACGGAGGACCGCACTTGGTACGACGGGCTGCGCTACTGGCAGTTGGAGACCTATGAGACGGAGCCGTGGCCTGACGTTCTCGAGGCGGCGGGATTCACTCTCCAGGACATCGCCGACAACTACAGCTCGCTGCAGGACCTGGCGGACGACTTCACAGGCACCCTGCTCGACATCGCCATGTTTGATTTTGGGGCGTGAGCCGTGCTCGATATGTCCGACGAGGCGCTCGCCGTAGTGCAGCGCAGTTTCACCATGCGGGTCAGGGCCGAGTCCTGGTTCGGCGGCCGGCTCATCGCCGACGACATCCCCATCGCCGACGGCAGCGAGACCCGGGACCGGTCCCTGGCCGTACCGGAACGGATCACGCTCTCTGTCCCGAGCGTTGACCGTGGCACCAGCTGGGAGCCGATCGAGACTGACCATCCGCTCGCCGCCTACGGGCAGACGCTCCGCATCGACTACGGCGTAGACGTCGGCACTCACACCGAGTGGATCAACCGGGGTTGGTTTTTGATCACCGACACCGACATGGACGGCGACACCGTCACCGTCACCGCGTCCGGGCTCCTCTCCCTCATCCAAGAGGCCGACTTCGTGGCCCCCTTCCAGCCGGCCAGCACCGACACGTTCGCCAGCACCGCGCGCGCCCTGGTCGAGCCCGCGCTCACCGTATCCATCGACAGCAGTCTCACTGACCGGTCCGTGCCGCTGGGTATGCAGTGGGACACCGAACGCCTCGGCGCGCTCGGCGAGCTGCTCGACGCCTGGCCCGCCGATGCCACGGTGACCGAGGACGGCTATCTGCACGTGGCACCGCTGGTCGACGGCGGGACTCCCGTCCTGAACCTGACGGACGGTGTCGGCGGCACCGTGGTCCAGTGGAAGGGATCGGCCAGCCGTGACGGCGCGTACACCGCCGTCGTCGCGCAGGGCGAGGACTCCTCCGGCAACCAGATCCAAGGCGTCGCCTACGACCAGCAGGCCGGCAGCCCCCTGCGCGCCGGCGGCAATTTCAACCCGCTGCCTGTCCCGTACCGCATGCAGTCGCCGCTGCTGCGCACCATCACCGAATGCCGGACCGCGGCCGCGACCACGCTGTTGCGGCTGCGGCGAACGGCGGCACGGACGCTGACGGTGACGCTGGTGCCTCACCCGGGGCTGATGCCCGGGGACGTGGTGTCGGTGACCGGGGCGGGGCTGATCGCGCAGCCGTGTGTCATTGAGTCGCTGTCGCTGCCGTACTCGCCCGGCGCGATGACGCTGACCGTGAGGGTGATCTGATGGCCGACCTAGCAGACACCCGCGTCACCACAGCCGGGCTCGGCGCGCTGCAGGGCGTGGCCCTCACCGCGTCCGCGTCCGGCGCCTGCATCGCACGGATCGGCGGCATCGAGATCACCGCCCGGGTCGTGACCGGCCTGACCGTCGCCGCCAACGACCAGCTGCTGCTGATCCGGCGCGGCGCCACCTACTGGGCGATCGCGAAAGTCCCCGCGGCGCCGTCCTTGCCGCCGACGCCTCCGGCCGCCGGGAGCGGTCCGGACGGCGGCGACGTCTCACCCGACCCCAAGCCCATCGTCAAGACCGGCCGGCTGGTGTGCGCGCCGGTCGCCACCTCGACCTACCGTGACGGGAGCTGGCGCTCCGACGGCGGATCCATCAACAGCTTCGACACCTACCAGGGCCGCTACGCCGGATCGTCGTACGGCCGGATGACGGGCTGTGCTTTCTACGGCACCACACCCCGGACCCTTGCCGGAGCCACCGTCACCAGCGCCAGCATCCAGGTACGGCGCCTGGGCGGCGGAGACTTCGCGGCCCGCACAGCCACGCTGCGGCTGGTGTCCCAGCCGACCCGGCCCGCCGGCGCGCCCACCCTCAACGAGACCACCAGCGGGCCGAGCCTCGCGGTGAACTCGACGAACAACGCGTTCGCCATCCCCGTCAGCTGGGCGCAGGCCATGGTCGACGGAACCCGCGGCGGACTCGCCATCAGCCTCACGGCCGACACCCCCTACCTCCGACTCGCCGGACGCGCCTCCTGGTCCGCCGCGTGGTCGCTGACGATCAACTGGAGACGATGAGATGACCCAGCAGACCGCCAAGGGCATCACGTACCCGGAGAGCACAGACCACACCCGGACCTGGGAACACTGGCAGACCCTGGCCGAGGACGTGAACGACCTCATCACCGTGGCCAACGGGGAGGCCGAGGACACCACGACACGCACCACCGCATCCACCACGTTCACGGACGCCAGCGGTGGCGCCTTCAGCCTGGCGATCACCGTCCCACCGTCGGGATCAGTGATGATCTCCGTCCGCTCGACGCAACGCAACAGCGGGTCCCTCAACACGATCACCAGCTGGCAGGCGGTCGGATCGACCTCCGGGACTGTGTACTCGGCGAACGACGGCGCCGCTCTGATCTGGAGTGGCTCCGGCACGACGAACCTGTCGCTGTGCCTGACGAAGCGCCTGACCGGGCTCGTCGCCGGGGAGACGCTGACGATCACCACGAAGCACAGGGTCAACTCCGCCAGCACCGCAACGTTCGACTACCGGCACATCGCCGCCTGGGGCCTCGTGTAAGCCGCCGACGCCGGCCATTCGCGTCGCAACCCGCAACGCTCGCCTACCTGAAAGGAGGCCAGCGTGCGCCGTGCCTACGTCCTCCTGGCCGCTCTAGTTCTCACCGCCGCCGCGCTGCTCGGCGCGGGCACCCCAGCAGTCTCCGACGGCGAGCCCGCCACCGGGCCCCAGCCGGTCGCCATCGACGGGCTCGACCTGCACGACGGCATGGTCTACGAGGACGGCAGCACGTACTACCTCGTCGGGTCCCGCTACAGCTGCGGATTCCAGTGGTACCAGCCCTCGCCCTGGTGCGGATTCGGAGTCTCCACCGCACCCTCCCTCGCCGGACCCTGGTCCACCCCGCAGACGCTGTTCCCGGTGAGCGAGGTCAACCCCTACACCGGTCGGACCTTCGCCGCCGAGTGCGCGCTGACGAACGGCCACGGCTGCTTCAACCCACGTCTCGTCCAACGCCACGACGGCGTATGGATCCTGTACTTCAACATGCCCGACGCCCGTACCAGCACGACCACGCACGCGTACTGGCTGATGGGCTGCAACGGCCCGGCCGGCCCGTGCGGCACGGGGGCGGGCGCGCCCCACGGCTCCACCTACAAGCCGCGCCTCACCCAGTGCAACGGCGAGAACGGCGATTTCGCCCTCGTCCCCGACGGGGTCGGCGCGGCGATCATCTGTAGCTACGGCGGCACCCTCGCCGTCGACCGCCTGGACTGGAACTGGGCCAACAGCACAGGCCAAGGGTCGGCTGCGCTGGCGGGGCTCACCGAGGTTGAGGGCGTCGGGGCGTGGCAGGACCAGGCGACCGGCACGTGGGTGATGACGTACTCCGAGAAGTGCGGCTACTGCAGCGGCACCCCGACCGGCTACGCCACCGCCCCGTCCCTGACCGGGCCGTGGACCGCGCCCGCAAACCTGGGTTGGTCCGCGCCGCCCGGCGGACGCCGGGACGTCAGCCTCGGCTGCGGCGGCCAGGCTCGCACGGTGAGCGTGGTGGACGGTGTCCCGTATCAGGGCACGGACCTGTGGATCGGCCAGCGCAACGAGACCGGTGCCGGGACCCTGCTGTCCCCGCTCTCCTACTCGCCCACGACGGGTGCGCCAGGGGACGGACGTGTCTGGGTCCCGCCTGTCTCCTACGCCTGCCGCTGAACCCTCGTTCCCTCTGACGCCCCGAGCCGAAATGGCCGGGGTTTTCTCATGCCTCTGGAGGTCCCGTGTCGCAGCAACTTCCGTCCGTTGGGCGGATCGTCCACGTCCCCATGGACCCGGCCACCAACAACGGCGCCACCGTCGCCCCGGCCGTCATCACGCGCGTGTGGTCCGAGACCACGGTCAACGTTCGCGTCCTGCACGACAGCGAGTCCATCACCTGGCGCACGTCCGTCGTGCTCCGCGAGAACCTCGACGGCATCGAGGGCACGCCTGCGGTGTGGACCTGGCCGGAGCGTGTGTGATGACGACCAGAACCGGCCCCCAGTACTACCCCGGCGCCGACCACGTCTCGTACTGGTACGAGGACGACTTCGACGCCACCGCGATGGAGGTCAACGTCGCGTGCCTGCACACGACCGAGGGCCGGACGGTCCCGAACTACGTCGACAGCCAGGGCAGGAAGGGCGCGAGCGCCCCCAACTTGACCGCCATCCCCGACTTCGCCAGCCGCAGGCTGCGCTGGTACCAGCATTTCCGCATCGACTCCTCGGCGCGGGCCCTGGCCAACCGGTACGGCGGCGTCGAGACGAACACGCTCAACGTGGTCCAGGCGGAGCTGGTCGGTACCTGCGACCCCGCCACCCATGCCAAGTGGGTCAAGGCTGGCTACCAGCACATCTACTGGCCTGAGGCTCCCGACTGGGCGAAGAGAGATCTGGCTGACTTCCTGGCCTGGCTGCACGAGGAGCACGGTGTCCCGCTGTCCGGGCCCTCGAGGTGGCCGGCCTACCCGTCGTCGTACGCCAACGGCGCGGGCCAGCGCATGTCCGCCACCACGTGGCCCGCGTTCAAGGGCGTGTGCGGGCACATGCACGTTCCGGAGAACGACCACGGCGACCCGGGCGCCATCGACTTCCCCGAGCTGCTCGCTCTGGCACGGGCCGCGCTCAACCTGCCCAAGCCAACGAACCCGCCCGCGGCGGCCATCCCCGCCTTCCCCGGCCGAAAGCACTTCGCGCTGGGGCAGTCCAACAACTACGTCACCCAGCTGGGCAAGCAGCTGGTGAAGCGCGGCTACGGCAAGTACTACTCCGTCGGCCCCGGCCCCCGCTGGACCGAGTCCGACCGTCGCGCTGTCGCCGCCTTCCAACGCGCCCAGACGTGGACCGGCGCGGGCGCTGACGGATACCCCGGCCCCGAGACCTGGCGTCGGCTCTTTTCCTGACCGGCACCGCATGCCCATCCCAACTCGAAGAACGGATCGTCATGAAGATCAGCAGCGTCGCCAAGGCTGCCGTGTCCGGCATCGCCGCAGGCTCGGCAGCCCTCGCCACGGCCGCGCAGGACAGCGTCCTGACCACCGGTGAGGGCGTCACCATCGCGCTCGCCGTACTCGCCGCCTGGGGCATCACGTGGGCCGTGCCCAACCGGCCGGCCAGCACCGCGCGCCAGCAGTAGGAGCCACCTTGGACGCCACCACCCTCGGCAGCCTGCTCGTGGGCGTAGGAGCGGTCGTCGGCGGCGTGGTGGCGTACCTCGGGAAGCGCGGCGAAAACGCCCTGACCGGCTACAGCTCGCTCACCAACGATCTGCAGGAGGAGCGTGACGCCCTCAAGGCCGAGCGCACCGAGCTGAACGCCAAGCTTGCCGAACAGTCGGCGCTGCGGGCCGCAGACCAGGCGGAGATTGCCCGGCTCCGCGCACTCATCCCACCCGGAGGACCATCGTGACCCGGACAGAGCGGGCGCTGGCCCGCCGCTGGCGCCCGCTGGCGCTGCTGTGCTGGCTGGTCGCCCTGTCCGGCGCGGTCGTCATCGTCTGGGGGCGTATCGACGCCGAGACCAGCCGCGCCGACCAGCTCGCGGCCGAGGCGGACCGGCGCGGCCAGGCCGTGACGACGCTGGCCACAGACGTACGTGAGCTGAGGACGCAGGTGAGGAGTGAGGGTGAGACGCCGGTCGCGCCGGATCCGTCCGACGCGGTCGATGACCTGCCTGCCCGCGCCGAGGTGCCGGTGCCGATCCCGGGTCCCCGCGGTCCGCAGGGAGAACCTGGACGGCCGGCGCCCACCATCACCCCGTCACCCGGCGCGTCCGGAGCGCCCGGCCGGGACGGCGACGACTCCACCGTGCCAGGACCTGTGGGACCGCAGGGACCGCCGGGCGACACCGTGACCGGGCCGCCAGGCCCACAGGGAGAACGCGGGGAGCAGGGGCCTCGCGGCGAACCCGGGGCACCCGGCCCTGCCTGCCCCGACGGCTACAGCCTCCAGCCCCCAGCCGACGATCCGGACGCCCTCGTGTGCCGCCGCGACGGAGCACCCGATCCACAGCCCGGCAACGGGGGCGGGGGCGGTCTTCTCTCCGCCGGCCTCGACCCCACGCGCCGTCAGTACCCGTGATGTTGGCCCCGTTCTCCTTCGGGAGGGCGGGGCCGCTTCGTCATGTCCGGGGGGAGTCCACCACGAACGAGCCCTTGCCGCGCACTGTGTGGACCAGGCCGCGCTCGATGAGCAGCTGCACGGCCGCCCGTGCGGTCGGCCTCGACACCGAGAACTCAGCGACGATGTCCGCCTCCGAGGGGATCCGGCGGCGCGGCAGGTACGTGCCGTCGGTGATGCGGGCAGCGAGGATCGTGGCGATCTGTTCGTACAGCGGCTCGGGTCCGTCGAGGTCCACGGTCATATATCGACCGTAGGTGTGCTACGTCGATGCCTCTCGTCGGCTGACGTCACATGACAACACCTGACAAGCGGCGTACGGTCACCACATGGAAAGCCCCCGCGGCCGCTGACACGGCCCGGGGCGTGGCCGACTGACTGGAGTCGACATGGCGCACGGTACCGCCCATACGTCCGTAGACGCGATCCCCCAGGAAGTACTCGCTGTGCTGGCTCTGCCGCAGCGCGAGGATCTGCCCGACGCTCAGCAGCGCGGCGCGTGCTGTGTCTGGTGCCGAGCCCCGCTGACGGGCGAGTCGTCCCTGAGCATGGACGAGCAGCGCGACGGAGACGAGCGGTGGTTCCCCCGGTCCTGCCGGACCTGCGCGGCCAGCCGGGCACATGATGCCCTGTTCGTGCACGCCGCGACCTGCACGCAGTGCGCCGACGACGCCGCCGCCTGCGACGTCCACCGCGCCCTGTTCCGCCTCGTCCGGCAGGAGTGGCGATGACCCGGACCACCGACAAGGACATGAGCCTGCTGGCGCGCGCGCTGCGTGCTCAGCAGTCCGGTGGCCGCGCGGCCGGCTACTGCTGGCTGGAGCACCCCAAGGGCCTCGGCCGTTGCACTCGGCAGCCGCACACCGACTCCGAGCACGTCGACTACTACACCGGCCGGGCCAAGCCCACGTCCGTCAAGGGCGTGGAGTGGTCTGAATGAGCCCCCGCTACCGGAAGTTCCGACGGCGCCGGTAGCGGGCCAGACGGCGGCCGTCCCCGCCACCCCCGTCGGGGGCGGCCGCTCACTTCACCAGCTCGGGCAGCGGTACGCCGAGCGCGGCTGCAAGCAGCAGCAGGTCGGACAGTGACGGGTCGGCGGTCGCGTACTCCCACCGGTGGACGGTGCGATGGTCGCGGCCGACGCGGATGGCCAGCTCCAGCTGAGACAGACCCGCCGTGCGGCGCGCGCTACGGATGCGCTCCCCGATCTGCCGGCGGCGGGATAAAACCCAGTCGGGCATGGGATCGAGCACGTGCTCACGCTTGCGTGATCATGACCCCTTGTCTTTGCATGGCCAGGCAAATTTAATGATCTCGGGCGGGGGAATCCGCTTACCACCGCCTCAGCGCCCACGCCGTCGGGCCGCTGTGCGGTACCCGAAGCGGCCGGACGGTGTACGCGTCTCCACCGTTCCGGCCGTTAGACGCTAAGACTCGGTCAAGGCGTCCCGCCCCGGAGGCGTCTGCCTCCGGGGCGGTCTACCTTGTACGCCAGAAGGCCCCCACCGACATAACCGGTGGGGGCCCTCGCCTGTGGGGCTGACCTTCCCCGTCAACTCCGCACAGGATCACGAGGAGCGCGTCTCAGGCGTGCGTGGGGAGACACAACCTGCCCTCCTCGTCCGCGACACTCTACGTTCCCTGTGCAGGTAGTCCAGTCCCCCGGACGGGTGAGTCCAAAGGCGGGCTGCGCCTGGGGATGTGGACTCTATGCGGACTCTGATCATGGAAGCGCCCTCCGAGGATGACCTCGGAGGGCGGTTGACCTGCTGTGGAGCCTAGGGGAGTCGAACCCCTGACATCTGCCATGCAAAATCACATGCACCTAGATCCGGCTTTCGCCGAGCCTCGCCGAGTGGCTCCGAGCGCAGGTCAACGGCTCGCGTCACCGAGAACCCCGGTCACGCCGAGTCGTGCCGAGTGGCTCCGAGGGGGTTTTGTGGAATCGTTGTGGACTCCCGCCCTGTCTGCGGTCACGAGACGGCTCGCAGGTGGCGAGCGTCGCCGCCGCCCTCGAGCGCCTGGCGCACCCGGTCGGCCGCACCCTCGGTGCCGTGCGTGTATAGCCAGGTGACCCGGCCGCCCCGCTCCTGTCCAAGCACGAGCTGGACGTCTTTCTCGCTCACCCCGCGGGCGTGCAGGCGGCTCGCCAATGCGTGCCGGTAGTCGTGGAAGCGAGGCCAGTACTCCTCGCGCCCCGTGTCCGGGTCCTTGATGAGCCGTGCCAATCCCACTTCCTTGATCGCGGGAATCCAGATCCGCCGGCGGAAGTTGTTGCCGCGCAGCACGCCGTCAAGCGTGGTCCGCTCGCCCTTCATGAGCCGGGCCTCGCCCGCCATCGGCCCACGGAACACCAGTTCCTCGGGGCACAGGCCGGCTTGGACGTCAGTCACTGTGCTCGAGGCGGGCAGCCGCTCCAGAGCCAGCTTCGCTGCCTCCACCCCGGCGGCCGTGAGAGGCACGGTGCGGTAGCCGGCCAGGGTCTTCGGCATCCGCTGGCGGACGATGGTCCCGCGGTCGTCCACCAGGATGTGCCGCACCTCGGCGGCGCACTCCTCGAGGTCGAGGTAGCAGGCGCGCAGGCCGACGATCTCGCCCCAGCGCATCCCGGTCTCGTGCGCGAAGTCGACGAGAGGCTGGTACCAGAGGGGGATGGCCTCGCGGATCGCGGCGTACTGCTCCTCCGTGGGGGGCCGCAGTTCGTCGGGGTGCTTCGTCGGGGCCGCGGCGGTGATGGTGACGGCGTCCAACGGGTTCTTCGGGATCCGTTCGTCCACCACCGCGTCCCGCATCAGCGCGCGGAACAGCTCGCGGACCTTGATCTGCGTGGCGTGGCCCTTCACCTCCGTGCGCATCCAGGCCTGGACCTCGGTGTGACGGATGGAGACCAGCTTGCGCTTCCCCCACTTGGGCTCGATGTGGCAAGTCCAGGAGGACAGCTTGCGGTTGCGGGTGGTCGGCCGCTCGGGCTCGTGGCCCGGCCACCATTCCGCCCACCATGCGGAGAGGGTGACCTCGCCGCGCTTGGGGTCAAGGTAGGTACCGGAGCGGACCGCCTCCCGGGTCCTGTCCAGGAAGGCGTCAGCGTCCTTCTTCTTCGGGTAGTTCTTGGCCTTCTGCTGCCCGTCAGCGTCCCGGTAGCGGGCCTGCCAGGATCCGATGCAGTCACGGCGGCGCCGGCGCTCACCGTGCTGTTCCGGCGGGAAGGCGTCCATGCACAGCTCGCACCCGCATGACTTGGACTTGAGCTGTCGTGGGTTGTTGGTAGCCCTACGCGCCAAGGTTGCTCACCTCGTTACTCCTTCGCTGCTGAGGGATGAGCGGGAGCAGGCCTATCTGCTCTCCGCACCAGCAGCGTGCACCGAAGCGCGCCTGGGGGATGCCGAGTTCGCCAAGTACGGTCCGGAGGGCTCGCAGGGCGTACTGCTCTCGCAGGGTGTCAGGCAGAGTGACGACCTGGTGTGAGGCGTCGTACGGGTCCTCGAGCAGGTGGCGAGGTACGTACTGGACGCGGATGCACATAGGGCTCCCCCGGGTTGCACGTGTGGCTGAGGTGGACCAATGGGGGAGCATCGGCCGTGCGCTCGACGGTACCCGTTGAAAGTGGAATCTGCGACCGTCCGGTATGGATTTTGCAACGGAGCCTGACGGAGCGTGACCAAGCCCAAGTAGCTGAGACCGCTAGGGAGACGGGAGGGTTGTACGCCTCTTGTTGATGCGGCGTCAGCCTGACTGGTCGTTGCTGTCGGCCACTGCGCTGGCCTGGATAAGGAGCATGTTCTGCTGCTCCTCGGTGAGGCGGTCGAAGACCTGGAGCACAGCGTCACGACGGTCAGGCGGAAGCGGGGCGGGCGCCCTCTTTCCGACAGCTGCGAATAGGCGCGCCTCAGTGAAGCGGGGGAAGGCCTGCGCCAGAGAGCGGATGGCGGCCGGCCGCGGGTTGGCCTTGCCGTGGGCCCAGTTGTTCACGGTGGAGACGTGGACGCCGATGCGCTCAGCGATCTTGTTCTCGCTGATGCGGTAGTCGTCCTTGAGCGCAGCGAGTGCCTGCGCGAAGGTCTCGCCGGTGGGGGCGTCGGGCTCGGGAGTCTCCACGCAGGCAAGAGTGCCCGTCGTCTTCTACTTTTCGCAAGTAAAAGTAGAAGCACTGGCTCGAACTTGGCGGCGCGCGACCTCCCCGTTACGCGCCGTTGTGCAGGGCATATGCCGCCACCATAGAACACGCTTTCGATTAACGCACGTAACCCGGCTGGACTCGGCATGGCTCGGCGCGACTGTTGACAGACTTCGATTTCGAAAGTAGAAATATCGAAACGCCTCAGCCGAGGCGCAATCCAGCCACCACGGCCCGGGGTTCATGGATGACCAAGCTGCACCGCAAGCGCAACGGCGCGCCCCTCAGAGACGCGATGGTCCGCGCCGGCCTCACCGGCCCTGAACTCGCCGAGGCCACCAAGGAAGTGGACCCCACCGGCAAGGGCGTCAGCGCCTCAACGATCGGCCGCATCACTGGGCGGGGCAAGACCGCACGCGAGCGATGCGAGATGGAAACCGCCTGGGTCGTTGCCGTAGCGCTGCACCGGAGGACGAACGCACCCCTCCAGGACCTCTTTGACATGCCCGTAGCTTCGACTTCGATTCTCGAAAGGTCAACCCGCGATGCCGAAGAAGGCTGATCGTCGCGTCCCCCTCCCGGCCGGCCTCCTCCCGCTGCTCAGCCAGAAGGAGCTGGAGACGTACTACGGCGTCTCCGACTGGACCGTCCTCCAGTGGATCGAGCAGGGCATGCCGGTCGAGCGCCTCAAGTCGACCAGCGAGGCCCAGAAGAAGGAGATCCGCCGCTTCGACCTCACTGAGGTCAAGGCCTGGATGGCCGAGCAAGACCAGCTCGCTGCCGCCTCCTGACCCCCCACACGCCGAAGGGCCGCGCGGACCATGCCCGGTCCGTACGGCCCCTGATCAAGACGGTTCACCTCACCACTGCGAAATGAGGCTCACGTGTCCCAGGCTACCCAGCCCGCCCCGGCCACCGCACCCACGTCCATCAGGACGCACACCGCGCAACGCTCCGCCTACAAGCGGGCGGCCGCGCTCGCCGGGCGCATCGTGGACCGGCTGACCGTCCTGCCCCACGACGTCGAGGCCCGCGGCGACCGCGGCGCGTACGGCCTCCGTCTGCACTTCGGTACCGGCCTCGACGCGGGACGCGGCGTCCTCGAGGTCGCCCGCATCGCCGACGTCGAGGTCATCCGCGACCAGGCCGAGCACGCCGCCGCCGTGTGGGTCGAGTGCCGCGGCTCGGTCGAGGGCATCCCCCTCATCGCCCGCGCCCTGCTCACCCCGGACGACGCCGCGCAGCTGCTGGACGGCGGCGCCCCCGCGCCCGTGCCCGCCATCACCCTGGTTAAGGCGCCGGGCGGTGCCCGATGAGCCGCGCCCTGCAGCACCAGCTGCACACCATCCTGCAGACCGCCACCGCGACGCTCGACCTGCCGCTGGACGGCCACCACCTCGAGCGCCTGGCCGTCGAACTCACCCCGGCCATCGCCGCGTTGCTCGCCGAGGCGGACGCGACGGTCACCGAGCTGGAGCCCGTGCCGTACGAGGTGACCGACCTCGACGGCTGCACCATCTACACCGGCCTGGACGTCGACCTCGACTCCCCCGCCGCCCGCCTGGCTCTGCAACTGCGGATGGCCCAGCACGACGTCACCGCCACCGACGTGCCCGCCCCGGACATCCTCGACCTGACCGTCCGGCCGCAGTCCCTCGACTGCTGGCGCTGGTGGCTCCACCGCATGGGCGTCCCCACCGACACCCTGGCCACCGTCGGCAACGCCCTCACCGGCACCGGCACCTGCGAGGGCGTCACCGTCCACCTCCGCGGCGAAGGCGTGCCCGAGCTGCTCACCGACCGCGGCGCCGCCCGCCTCATCGGCCTGATCTCGGAACGGACGACGGCGTGAACGCGGCCGCCAGCACCGCCGAGTGGCTGCGCGCGGCCACGGTGGGCGCCGGCTTCTTCACCGTCGTCGCCGTCGCGATGAAGACCGCACTCGACGGTCTGCCGCACCGCGCTCCGGCGCCCGCGCCCCAGCTCACCGTCGAGCAGCCGGTCTGCCCGGCCGACCTCGAGGACCTGCAGCCGCTCACGACCATCTCCCGCGTGCAGCCGTACCGCGCACGCCACAGCAAGGGGCCCTCATGCAACTGACCACCGAGACCACGACTCACGTGCTGCTGACGGCTGTCGCGGAGATGGAGTCCGCCGCCTTCCGCGCCGGTCAGATGGCCCGGCGCCTGGTCGCCGAGCACCCGCATCTGACCGTGCGCACCGCGTCCGTCGGGATGTACGCCACCGCCTACCACGACGGCGAGCGCACCGGTCAGCCGCGGCTGGAGCTGCGCGCGCACGACGTAGACGGCGTGCACGCCTGGGCTGAGGCCCTGTGCGCCGATACGGAATCGAGCACCAAGGACTGCGGAGGTTACGTCTACGAGGCCGTGACGTGTGAGACCGCCCTCGACGACGTCCGGATCGAGGTGTATGGGTCGCGTGCTCTGGACGCAGAAGAGGCGGCCGCGTGGCGCGCGGCCGGTGACCAGGGCGAGGACGGCGAAGGCTGATGCCTTCGCGTACCGAGGTCATCGCCGCCGTGCTGCGCCGCCCGCGCCTGCTTCGCCCGGTCCTCGCGCACGAGCTGCGTGAGCGCCTGGTGCAGGGCGTCGGCGCGGGCAGCACCCTCGCGGAGTGGACGGCGACCGTGCCGCAGCTGGCCGAGGCGATCGACACCGCCCTGAAGGAAGAGGAGAAGGACATCCCCGCGGGGACGCTGTCCACTCCTCTCCCTTCCGACGGCCACGCGCTGATCATCCGCACCGTCGGCGTCGATCTCCTCGGCTCCTGTCAGTGCGGGCAGGGCATCGGCCGCACCCCGCGGACCCGGTCGGTCGAGGGCCTGGCCGGCCTGTGGGAGCACCACGTCAGCACGATGACCGACCAGGCGTGGGCCGAGGCCCTCACGGCCATCCCCGGTACAACCCGGAGCGCATCCGCGTGAGGGACGGGCCGCGGATCCCAGGCGTGGACGGCGTGTGCGGGGTGCTGACCCGCCCGCACACCCCCGGCACTCGCCTCTACCCGTGCGGCTGGCGGTGCGCCCTGCACACCCCCAACGCCGCCGCCGGTCGGCCCGAGTCCCCGCCGGGGCCGGGCTGGCCGATCCATCGCCAGCCCCCAGCTGCTGGCACCGACACCGAGGCCGCCGCCCCCACCGGCACCGAGCACGAACAGGATCCGACATGACCGCACCGGCCGCCGCCCGCACCCCGAGCCCCGCCGACCTCGCCCGCCGCCCCGCCCCCGCGAAGCCCGCCCCGGCCGCCGAGCGGAGGCAGCGGCAGACCAGCGCCCGCGCCGAGGAGCCCCGCCAGCAGCGCCGGCGCCAGCCGTACGTCCGCCGCGACCTGACCCTCGAGCAGGCCATCGCCCCCGGGGTCCTCGAGAAGTACGAGCACTTCCGCCCCTACTACCGGCACGGCATGATCCTCAGCCGCATGCCCGCTCCGGCCCGCCTCGTCGGCCACGACCTGATGTGGCGCGCGCACCACGCCAGCGGCCGCATCCAGGCCGACCAGCAGCCGGACGCCGAGGCCATCGCCGACTCCACCGGCCTGCCCACCGCCCAGGTCCTGGTCGCCATCGAGGTCCTGCGTACCCGCGGCTGGCTCATCGAGCGCACCCTGCGCTCCGGCGCCACCGCCTTTGACCTCGTCATCCCGGCCGGGCTCCTCGAGGACATCCGCGTCCTGCGCAACCGGCACGCCTGACCCGTCGGGCGGGCGCTGACCACCCGCGCCCGCCCGACGCCCACCCCTTCACAGAAGGACAGTCATGGAGATCAGGTCCACCCCGCCCGCCCGCTACTTCCACGCCACGACTGGCGGTGCCGGCGTCGACACCGAGCACCGGTGCGGCCACGGCACCCCGTCGATCGTCCTTCACCTGATCAACGGCGAGAGCGCCGAGGAACTCGGCGTGCTCCTGCCCGCCTGCCTGGCGCCGGAAATCTTCGGCGCCGTCATGGCCACTCTCGCCGTCGCCGGGGGCCCGGAAGCCGCTGAGGACTTCATCCAAAAGATGTTCGCCGCCTACGAGCAGGCCGTCCACACCATCGCCGCCAGGACGAGCGCGTGCTGCGAGGCGGGCTACCGCACCGCCGGCCGCGAACACACCTGCGGCAGCGGCTCCTCGACTCCCACCGCCTGACCTACCCCGAAGGATCGTCATGTCCGCCGTCGCGCTCGCAGCCGAGGCTGCACCGCACCCCGAGCCGCACCCTGCGGCTGCCGGGGCGCGCCCGCGCGACGGCGGCGGCACGACGATCCGTGTGCCCCTGCGCCTGGTCGTGGGTGCTCAGTACGCCGATGCGGCCCTGAGCGCCTACGTCAAGGTGGCAGCGCTCGCCCTCCGCCCGGAGGGCTGCACCGCCAAGGTCGCCGTCATGGCCGGCTACCTCGGCATGTCCAAGAGTGCGGTCGAGCGGGGCCTGCGCCAGCTCGCCCAGCCCGACGACGTCGACGGCCTGGTCGAGGTGCCCACCATCCGCCGTACGCTGCCCGGCGGCCGCGGCCAGTCCGCCCACCGCACGGTGCGCCCGCTCACCGACGACGAGCTGTGGGTGCGCATCCCCGTGCGGGCGGCTGAGGCCCTCACGCCGCGGCTGCTGCGCCTGTACGCGCTCCTGGCCTACTGCACCGCCCGCCGCATCCCGGTCACGGCCGCCGAGCTGGGCGAGATGCTGCGCCACCACACCGGCCGGCGTGCCGGCGAGCACCTCGGCGAGCGCCAGGCCCGCCGCCTCGTCGATGAGCTGGAGTCAACGGGCTGGCTGGCCGTACACCGCCGCGAGGGCGAGCGCGGCCGGCACGCCTACGAGACGCACCGTCACCCCCTGCACGCCGTCCCGGCCGCCCCGGCCCCGGGCGACGAGCAACTCCCGCTGTGGGACGGCGCGGCTGCGGTCATCCAGGACGGATCGGGTGCGGATCTTGCTGACGGATCCCTCGCGTCTAAGGAAGACCTCGCTACTGACCGACGTGAGAAGACGGAGCTGGGTGGGGGGATCCGCCGTAGGCGAGGTGACCGTAAGTGGGTCGCGCCGCCTGTGGATAACCCGGTGCCGGACACGTTCGGCCGCGGTGCTCTCGTGCTGCGCACGGATGACGCGACTCCCACCCCGGGCCCGGCCACCATCCGGCCCGCCTACACCGGCCCTGCCCTGCAGCTGTCGCCGAGGGTGTGGCGCGTCCTTGCCCCCGTCCACCACGAACTCCCCGCGCTCAGCGCCTACATGCTGCGCCGGATCGCCCGCGAGATCGGCGCCCAGCTCGACGCCCCCGGCGGCAGCCAGGACCGCCTGACCGACCGGCTCACCCGCCGCTACGCCACCACCGACCAGGTCCGCGACGTCGGCCGCTGGCTCCTGGGCGCCGCCCTCGTACGCCACGGCTGCGGCGATGTGCGCTGCGAGAGCGGCGTCATCTGGGACACCGGCGCCGACTGCGAGACCTGCGCCCTCAACCGGCAGGTCGAGGCCGCCCGCGCCGCGCGGGATGCCGAGATCGCCGAGCGGGCCCGGCTCCTCGAGGAGCAGCGGCAGCAACGGCTGCACCAGGCGCAGGACCTCGAGGCCCCCGGCGCCCGGCCGCTCCCGCGCAAGCTCACCTACCGCGAGCGCGAGCAGGCCAGCGACGACGAGATCCGCGCCGTGCTCGCCGTGCACGGCCCGGTCCTGACCCTTCACCTGTACGGCCAGCTGCGGACACTCCCGATCCTGCGCGGCCACCACGACCCCGACCAGACCGGTAGCGACCGGAGGACCCATGCCCAGTGACCACGACGTCGTCCCGTGTAGCGGCTGCTACGCCGACATCCGGTGGGCCATCACCGTCAACGGCCGCCGTCAGGCCGTCAACGCGAAGCCGGACGAGGCCGGCAACCTCGCCATCTACACGGACGGGACCGGCACGCTGCGGGCCCGAGTCCTCACGGCGGAGCGACCGACGCTCGAGGGTGCCGAGTGGCGGGCCATGCCCCACGCCGCCACCTGCCGCAGCCCGCGGCCGCAGGCGCGGCAACCCTCGAGGCCGCAGCGCCGCCCCGTCGTGCGTCCCGGGGCGTGGCAGTGGGGCAGATGACCACCGCCCGCCGGCCCCGCACCGGTTGGCGAGCGGACGCGGTATGCGCGGGCAGCGACACCGACCTGTTCTTCGGCCACGCCACCACCGCGGCTATGGAGGTCTGCTCGGGCTGCCCGGTCCGCGCCGAGTGCCTGCACGACGCCCTCGCGCACGAGACGTACCACCCCGGCTTCGGCGTCTGGGGCGGGCTCACCGTCGCCGAGCGCCGGGAGCTGGCCGCCGGCCTGACGGAGAAGCCCGTGACCATCGCCGCCCTGCGCCAGCTGCTCGACGAGATCGACACCCAGGGCGGCCCGGAAGCCGCCCGCCACAACCGCCTTCACCTCACCGAGGACAGGCCGACAGAAGGGACCACCGAACCCATGAGCACCGAGAGCACCGCGTCCACGCCCACCGCGCAGGCCACTGCCGAAGCGCTCCCCGTCGGCCAGCTCATGGCATGGGGCGACGAGCACCCGGACACCGATGTCCAGGACCAGGCCGCCCGTGGCCGCGTCATCCTCGCCGGCCTGCGCAAGCGGTACGCCGACGACCTGGAGCTGAGCGCCATCACCACCGAGGCCGAGCAGCTGGAGAAGCGGCTCGCTGAACTCCGCAGCCGACAGCAGGAGATCGCCCCCGTCAAGGCGAAGGCGCCCCGCCGAAAGGTCGACTACGACTCGCGCGCCGTGCGCGCCTGGGCCCGCGAGACCGGCGTCGACTGCCCGGCCACCGGCCGCGTGCCCAAGGCGGTCGTCGACCAGTGGACGGCCGCCACCGCGCAGGCCAGCGGCGGCGCATCGTGAAGATCCGTGCCGACATTGCCGAGATGCTCCGGGCCGGCCACTCCAACCGGGCCATCGCCCGCCAGCTGAAAGCTGAGGAAAAGACCGTGGCCGCGGCGCGCGCCGCTCTGGGCCTGCCCAAGACCAGGTCGGGGAAGATGCCCGCCGCCACACCGGAAGACCTGTTCTGGCGGCGGGTGAAGCCGACCGACGACGGCCACATGGAGTGGACCGGCTACCGCACGAAGGACGGCACGCCGGGCCTCCGCCACGGCGGCACCTTCTACACCGCCTACCGGCTCGCGTACCGCATGGCGAACGGCCGGGACCCGGAGGGCAACGCGCTGCCGTCCTGCGGCCGGGACCACTGCGTGAAGCAGGGCCACCACGCCGACCGGGCGGACCGCGCCCGGGAGAAGCGCGTCGACACCCTGTACGACGCGATCTTCGGGACCCCTTCGTGACCGGCCCCGCCACGTGCGCCCTGTGCCACAAGCCGCTCCGGTCCGCCGCCGCCCGCGCGCGGCGGATCGGATCCCGCTGCTGGCGCAAGCTCAGCCCCGCCCAGCGGGCCGCGATCCGCCGCAACCCGTCCCGCATCCGCGCCGTCCTCGCCCCGGTCACGGCCGTGCCCGAGCAACTCCCCCTCACCGAGGCTCACCTGTGACCGGCACCGGCCCCGGGACGTACGTCCTCCTCGCCCTCATCTGCTGGTGCTTCGGCGGCCTGCTCCTCCTCGCCGCCGGGGCCCTCGCTCTCAGCACCGTCATCCGCAACCACCGCAGGAGCCGACCCATGAGCTATCCGGCCATCTTCACCACCCCCGGTGTCCGCGCCTTCGCCGAGGCCGTCGACACCGAACGCCAGCTCCAGATCGCCAAGTTCGGCGACCAGCACCACCCCGACGGCACCGGCAACGAGAGCCAGCTGGAACGTGCCGAGTTCGCCCGGCGCTGGTGCGAGAGCGCACTCGAAGCGGGTTACGGCACGTGGGCCGACATCCTCGGCGAGGAGGTTGCCGAGGCCGAGGCCGAGCGGGACCCCGTCCGCCTGCGCGCTGAGCTGATTCAGGTCGCCGCCGTCTGCGCCGCGTGGATCGCCGACCTCGACAGCCGGAAGACACAGCGGTGACCGGCCTCGCCTACATGGCCGCCGTCATCTGCTGCGCCGGACTCGCCTGCGGCCACCACAACCAGGACCTGCGCGCCGCCGCGGCCGTCATCGTCCGCGTCCTGCGGAAGCGGTGACCCGTGCTCGCCACCCTCATCGGGGCCGCCTACCCCACCGTGTGCTTCCTCGCCTTCATAGGCCTGGTCCTCGCCGCCCTCTTCTGGGAGAGGAAGAAGCCGTGACTCGACACCGCCGTCACCAGCACGCAGCCGCGCTCGGCGCCGTCCTCCTGGCCGCCGCGGGTATCGGCTGCGGCCTGCACGAGCTGTACCCGCACGCCGCGCTCCTCGGGGCCGGCGTCCTGGTCCTGACCGAGGCCGCCCTGCGGGCCAACCGCCGGCACCGCCGGGAGATCGCAGAGCACGAGGTCGCCCGCCAGCGGGCCCTTGGCGAGTGGCCTGCCCCGCTGTTCCCGTGCTGCCTGCTCGGCCAGTCCAGCTGCGGCCGGGCCCACGCCGTCGGCTGCACCGACTACACCCGCCGCGAGTTCGACGACATCGTCGCCCGCCTCGACCCTCAGCACAGGGAGCCCTGACGATGCCCACCCCATGGCTACTCGCCGTAGTCCTCGCCGCTCACCTCATCGCCTGGTCCGCAGCCGCCTGGATCCTCGACCGACGCCAGGCAAACCGGTCATCCGCCGACCGCGCCATGAACCAGGCGCTTCTGGACGCCCTGCAAGAGCTGTTCAACCAGCGCGCCCGCCGACCGTGAACCCGAAGAACCAGGCACCACAGGAGCACTGATGTCCACCACCGCCGGCAACCTGTTCACGGTCATCCGCCACTGGCCCGACCTCGTCGACGGCCTGGGCGCCAAAGCCGCGCCGACGTGGCCGCCCGCCGGCCGGATGAGCGACTTCGTACGCGACGTCGAGCAGCGCGAGGAGGAGCTGGCCGCCGCCCCCGCCGACCACACGCAGACGCTCACCACTCTGTCCGACGCCCGCGGCCGCGTCATCGGCTACCGCTGCGCCCACTGCGGCGACGTCGACCCCGGCCACACCCACCCGGCCGGCGAGGACCGCGACCCCGCGCAGATCGGCCAGCGCCCCATCCCGATCCGGCTGCCCGTCCACGAGACGCTGCGCACGGTCCACCAGGACCTCCTCGACTGCGCCGACCACGTCGCGGCCGGCGTGCAGAAGCCGGTGCTGGCGGCGCTGTCTGAGGGCTACTCGGCTGCGTACCGGGCGCGCCACGACCTGATGGTCATGCGGGACCGTAGGGACCCGCGGCGCTGGCGCTGGTCCGGGACCCGGCCGGATGCGCTGTACACCGCCTGGTGGCTCATCGCCCGGGTGCAGGGCGCGCCGGGCCCGTTCCTGCCGATGCCCGGCCCGCTGTCCGCGCACGTCGCCGACGTTGCCCGGAGGGCCGCGGCCCGGGTCGAGGCGGCACTGGACGTCCGCGGCGGCTCGGCCGGGCTGAGGGAGCCGTGCCCGCGGTGCGGCGGTCCCCTCGCCATGTACGGAGGGGCCGGCGCGCAGCCGACCGCGCACTGCCGTGGCTGCGGGCACGTCTGGGGAGGCGGCGACCGGGTACCGGCTGCGGGCGCGGCGCGGCCCGGGTGATCGGTCTCAGTCCTCGGCGGCTGGCGGTGCGCCCTTGAGGTCGGTCCGCCAGCCGGGACGGGTGACGCGGCTGCGGAAGTAGGGCGCGGCGAGGCGGTAGTCCACCGCCTTGGAGCTGCCTACCGGGACGACCGGCGGGAAGGCCGGGTCCTCCTGCGCGATCTTCGAGACCCGCTGGTGAGAGATCCGCTCGACGATCCCGTCGGCGACGAGTCTCCGCGCTAGCTCACGGAACGAAACCATGTCCGGCCCTCCCTGTTCGGCGTCGGCCACGGGCACCATCCTGTCTGACCTTGTTGCCACGTGGCAACAAGGTCGCTACCTTGAATCCGGCACAACGGCAAAACCCCTCGGCCATGTGGAGCGGCAACTCCGGCCGAGGGGTGGACCCGTCCAACGCGATCACAGGAAAGGTCCGCCATGGAGCGTACCCAGCCCGACCCCGCACACGAAGCCCCACCGCTCGCCCGCCACGGCCGGCCCGCCAGCCAGCTCGACGCCCAGGCCACGCAGATGCTCCGCGAGATCGCGGACCGCCTCGAGCGCAACCGGCCCGACGAGCCCCTCACTCCCACCGGCCGTACCGCGCTCATCCAGGCCACCACGATGTCCCCGCCGCTGGCCCGCCGCCTGCGCGACCAGGCCCCGGAGATCACCGAGCGGATCACCCGCAGCGCCTACGCCGCCCTCCTGCGCGAGATCGCCGGACCCGCCGAGCCCCTGCCGCAGCCGGACCTGCCCGCGCCCACGCCCTGGACCGAGGACCGCACCGCGACCGCCGGCCAGATCGTCGGCCGCGCCGCCGTCGACTACGCCCACGCCCAGGCCAGCCGCGCCCAGCTCGCCCACCAGGCCCGCGTCCACGGCAACGAGCCCGGCGGCGACCACTGATGGGCTGGCTGTCCCGCGCCGCGCAGTCCACCCGGGCCTACCCGGCCGCCGGCACCAGCGTCACCGGCTCCGCCTCCCGCTTCCGCCGGTCCAAGACCGACGGCGCCCGCGCCGCCGACCGCGCCGGCCAGGACTGGGACGCCAAGGACCGCGACGCCGAGCGCTACCGCAGCGGCCGCTACTCCCGCTGACCCACAGACCGGCCGCCCCCGCGACATTCCCCCCGCGGGGGCGGCCCCCACTTCGCTCCGAGGAGCCCCGTGAAGAACCCGACCGCAGGCCTCGCCGTCGGCGCCGCGGCCGTCACCATCGCACTCACCGCCGCCGCCTTCTGGCTGTCCTACGAACACCTGCACGACATCGCCAGCAGCAACGGCCTCACCGGCGCCCGCGCCTGGGCCTGGCCCGCCACCGTCGACCTGTTCATCGTCGCGGGCGAGCTGCTCGTGCTGCGCGCATCCCTGCGAGGCGCAATCGACAAGTGGGCCTACGCCCTCGCCGCAGTCGGCTCCCTCGGCTCCATCGCACTCAACGTGTTCGGCGTCGGCAACGGGGCGCAACCGATGGAGTACGTCGTCGCAGCCGTGCCCCCGTCCGCCGCACTCATCGCATTCGGCGCACTCATGCGCCAGGTGCACGACACGCTGCACCGCATCCAGACCGCAGCCGCCCTCACACCCCCGCGCCCCGCCGACGACTTCGAGCACGCAGCCGAACAGGCCGTAGAGGTCGCCGAGCCCACCACGGCGGATGCAGCGCCGCACCCGCACCCGCAGGAGAGCGCAACCGCATCCGCCGCAGCTCAGGCCCCGGATGCACCCGCACCGCAACCGCAACCCGAGCCCCGCACACCCGCATCCGTCGTACGCGAACTGCCCGGCCCGGATGCGGATGCAGCACTCCTCGCATCCGCACTCCAGGTCAACCGCCGCGCACTCGCCGAGACCGGCCAGCGCGCATCCCTGCGCCGCCTGCAGACCGAGCTGCGCATCGGCCAGAAGCGCGCGCAGCGCATCCAGCCGCTCCTGCCCGAGACCGCCTGATGGGCACCGCACTCGTCTGGCCCACCGTCGCACTCGTCGCCGCACTCGGGCTGCGCGCACTCGCACCCCGACGCGCACCCGGCCTCTACCTCGCACCCGCCATCTGCACCGTCGCCGTACTCACCCTCGCCGCGGCCTACGTCGCCACCGTCTGGAGCCACTGACCATGCCCTACATGGCCATCAACCTCGGAGGAGTCGCCCTCGGCGTCGGCGTCGTCCTCACCTTCGTCCTGCGCTGGTGCCTCAAGGAGAAGCGCCAGCCCGCCGCCCTCGTCCCCTTCGTCCTGGCCCACCTGTACGGCATGCTCGCCGCCCTGGCCGCCCTCGGCTCGATCTCCGCCCTCGGCATGGCCACCTGGGCCACCGTGTGGGCCGCGAACGTGGCCGGCTACATCGGCCTCGTCTGGGGCGTCGGCGGCACCGCCCCCGACGTCACCCGCGCCCAGCAGCTCGCCCTCACACCCGGCGGCTACGTCATCGTGTTCCTGCTGACCATGGTGCTGATCGCCCTGTGGAAGTGGGCTCCGAAGGTGTCCAACGGCAAGCTGGCGGCCGGCGCGTTCTCGGGCGTCTCCGTGGCCCTGTCCGGCACCGTGGCCGGCATCGCCGCCGTCCCCCTCGGCTCCTCGGTCAACCTGCTCGGCGCCTGGTTCACGGCGGCATTCGGATGAGCGTGCCGCAGGAGACCGAGCCCGCGGCCGCCGACGGCCCGGGGGAGCGAGACGGGATGAGCGACCGCACCGCCCGCGCCATCCTGGCCGCCGTCGCGCTGGGCGCCATGTGGGGGATCGTCGCCGTCCTGCCCGAGACCGCCTACGTCATCACCGGCGTCCTCGGCACACACGGATGGCAGCGGGCCCGCCGGTGGATCACCCGGCGCCGCGGCGGCCCCGCCGACGAGGACCAGGCCCAGGACGACCGCGAGCCCTTGGCCCAGACGATGCACCAGCTTGCCGACCCGCACGTCTTCCTCGCCGACCTCGCCGACGCCCGCGGCCTGTCCATGGACGTCACCCGCGCACTCCTCGAGGCCCTCGGCATCCGCGTACGCCGCGCCGTACGCTGCGGCACCCGCACGGGCGTAGGCGTACACAAGGACGACCTACCGCCCCTCCCCCGGCCCCCTGCTGCGCCCCCTGTGGGCGGTGTTGACCTGCAACAACAACACAACCAACAGGGGGTGCGGGTCGAGCGGACCGACGGAGGACTGATCATCTACGACCTGTCAGAGACCAACCGACGCCACCGGATCGCGTAGCAGCTCACCGTACGTAGTTGCACTCGCCGCGATCATGACGCATTCTGGCCTCACGTCCGGCGTGCCCGGACACAACAGCCACACAAAGCCCCTGGCCCCGATCGCTCACCCGACCGGCCAGGGGCTTCGTCGTACCAGCCCAGCCGTCACAAGACGGTCACACCGCCACCAGGCCCGCGCGACGCGCCGGATGATGCCCCCTCAGCGCCTGACGTCCTTGGGGGGACCATGAACACCCGCACCGCCGCATGCACCGCCCTGCTCGCCCTCGTAGCCGTCACAGGCCTCGCCGCCTGCAGCAGCGACAAGTCCGAGGAAGAGATCGCCACCGACTGCCAGAAGGCACTTGCCTCCGGTACGCAGGCCAGTGCCACCGACTGGCCCGACGCCTGCAAGGGACTGTCACAGGACGACTACGACGCCCTCCGGATGTCCGAGGCTCTCAAGGACACCGGCATCATCGACGAGAACGGCAACGTCGACCCGGACGAGCTGCTCGGCGAGCAGTAGCAAGGGAGGCGCCCGTGCCCGGCAACCCCCGCAACGGGCGCCCCTACCGTCGGCTCTGCGCCTGGCTGCGCGCCCAGCGCCTTCCCTGCTGGCTGTGCGGCCACGAGATCGGCTACCAGCTCGACGCACGCCATCCGCTGTCCTTCACCCTCGACCACGAGATCGCACTCTCCCGCGGCGGCGACCTGCTTGACCCGGCCAACGCCAGGCCGGCGCACCGCCGGTGCAACAGCAGCAAGGGCAACCGCACACCGCAGGCGGCCAGGGCGGCCACCCAGCGAGCCTCACGGAGGTGGTGAACGTGGCCAGCCTGATGGGTGCGGCGACACTCCGTCGCCTCGCCGACGCTCTCGACCGCATGGCCGAGACCACGGCACAGACCGGGGTAACTCTCTGCGCCTACGGCACCGACCACATCGAGATCGACGGCATCACGCTCGCGCTGCAGAGCGGACGCGACGGGGACAGCGTCCAGTACGTCGTCGACCTCGCGGGTAACTGACCGTGCTGTACGTGATCACCGGCCCGCCGGCCTCGGGCAAGTCGTCATGGATCCAGTCGCACGCCACAGCGCGTGACATCGTCATCGACCTGGACCTCATCACCCGCGCCCTCGCTGGGCCTGGCGCCCCTGCGTGGAACCAGGACCCGACGATCCTCCGCGTCGCCCACCGCGCCCGCTATGCCGCGATGGACGCGGCGTTCGAGCTGCGTGACACGGTCGACGTCTACCTGATCCACACCATGCCGAGCGCCAAGGCCATGGCCAAGTACAAGCGCCTCGGCGCCCGGATCGTCACCGTGGACCCTGGGCAGGAGATCGTCATGGCCCGCGTCGAGGCGATGCGTGACCCGGAGATGAAGCGGGTCGTCACCCGCTGGTACCGGCAGCGGCCGGCGGCCTCACGGGCAGCGATGCCGCAGGCGTCCCGGTCCTGGTGAGCGTGATCATCGAGATGGGCCGGACCATTCTTTGATGGCAGGGCCGGGCGACCCAAACGCCCTTGTCGCCCGGTTTTTTGCGCGGCCCAAAAAATC